TTTTTGTAGCTCTCGAATTTATTCTTCCAGAATATGAACGTGGGGCTAACCCATTCATAATGCTAAATACCCGGGTATTATTTGTTATAGATGATTTATACCGACTATAATTTGGCATATATATATATATATATATATATATATATATATATATATATATAAATATATAAATATATAAATATATCATATATTTTCATGTATCGCTCAAGTGAACCCAAGGAGCAATTCTTTTGATAAATGATTTGAAAAGATACTTTGTTAGTATAGTATATATAAATATAATGTCAAAATCATATTTATCCGCAGAATACATAGAGCTTCTTGCAACACGAACGTTTACCATTGCAGATGTAATAAAGTTACTAAAAACAAATATTACACATGCCACGATAAAAGATTTTTTATTTCTCTCTAATAACACACTTAAATGTCATACATTAAGCCCCAAGTATTATCGAAAAGAATGTGTAAATAGATGTATAGAATCAATACTTGCGACGAAAAAAAATAAACGAGAAAAGGTCACCGTGACGAATTTTGTGGTGCCGGCCTCTGATAAATATACAGAACTTATAGAAAATAATTTCAGCGTCCCCCAACTTAAAACGATATGTCGGCATTATAAGCAAAAATTAAGTGGAAATAAAAATGAAATACAAAATAGATTGTTTTTTTTTATGTTACGCTCTTGCGATGCGAATATTATACAACGTGTTTGGCGAAAGCATATTATTAAAAAATATCATCGGCTACGTGGTCCTGCAATTGTTCGTCGAGAGCTTTGTGTAAATGATACTGATTTTTGTTCGATGGAAAGTTTAACAGATATTTCATATGCACAATTTTTTAGTTATAAAGATATTGATGACAAAATATATGGGTTCGATTTAACCTCATTATTTACCTTATTATCAAAAGGTAATTTAAATACAACCAATCCTTATAATAGAAAAATATTTCCTCGATCTATTCGAAAGAATATTAATTCCATATTACGCTTAGCGAGAATTATTAAAGAAACTATTATTATTGATATTGAAGAGCCAGAAGAAATATCTCCGCAAAAACAAATAGAGCAAAGGACTATTAGTATATTCCATAATATGGATTTACTTGGGAATTATACGAATACGAGTTGGTTTACTAGTTTAGGTAGAACCGCATTGATACGATTTATTAGAGAATTAGGAGATATATGGATGTATCGTGCTCAATTGACAGAATCTACAAAAAGGGAAATATGTCCCCCACAAGGAAATCCTTTCGGAAATGTATTGTTAATTATGTTAAATAGCACCACCGAAAATCTAAAAAAACTGGCATTAGATATTATGGAGAAAATGGTGAATCATGGAGTGAATCATGCAAGTCAATGTTTAGGAACGAATTATGTTTTATGTGCATTTACACTAGTCAATGAAAATGCTAGGATAAGTTTACCATGGTTATATCAATCTGTTGCCTAGATCAATTTCTATAAAAGAGATTGTATATAAAATATTGTATATAAAATATTGTATATAAAATATTGTATATAAAATATTTATTAATTGTTAAATATCCGCAACCAAAATATATTCAAATACCATATAGCTATCACCATTCCCCGTTATAATATATTATGCGTTAAAACACTTAAAAAAGTTTTACTTAGATAAGGTATAAGATGCCCAGCAAAAACTCCGCCACCAAAACCTCCACTCCTAAAGCCGCCGCACCTAAAGCCGCACCTAAAGCCGCACCTAAAGCCGCTTCTAAAGCCGCTTCTAAAGCCGCTTCTAAATCCGCCGCACCTAAAGCGGATGCTGCCAAGGTAACACCGCCTGTTGCCAAAGTAGTTGAGCCAGTAGTAACTGACACCGTTGCCGCTCATCCTCCGCTTCAGGATGAGTTCGCAGCCCTCCTTTCTAAGCTTCAGCAGGTTACGGCGGTTATTTCTAGCCTCCGCACATCTGTTCGTGATCTTGAGAAGAAGGCAAATCGCGAGATTAAGGCAGCCACAAAAGCGAAGGCAAAGAGCCGCAAGGGCAATCGCGCACCAAGTGGTTTTGTTATGCCGGCGAAGATTAGCGATGAGCTCGCGAACTTCCTTGGAAAGGATCAGGGATCTGAGATGGCGCGAACTGAGGTAACGCGCGAGATTAATGCTTACATTCGCAAGCACAATCTACAGGATAGCAAGAACGGTCGGATCATCAATGCCGATGCTTCGCTTACTAAGCTTCTTAAGCTAAACAAGCAAGACGAGCTAACTTACTTTAACCTTCAGCGCTACATGAGCCCTCACTTTGCTAAGGCTGTCAAGAAGGAGGCGGTTGCGCCAGCTTAAATATATAATAAAAAATATAAAACGCGCAATTAACATAACATTTTATAAAAACATTTTATTAAAATATTCGTAAATAATAATGATATTAATTACGAATAATGATATATGCGAGAAATTAAAAATATTAATTCCATCGTATTTTCAGGAAATAAAGATCAAATACTAACATATATTGACTATGATGGTATCATAAATGAAAATAGTATTAATGACTATGTGATTAATACGGTTAATAATTTTAATATTTTAAAAAAAAAAATAATAATGGAAAATAAAAAATATTACTTTTCCGACATTGATAATTTTAATATAAAAGATTATTATAAAATAAAATATATAGACCATGCTAAATTTGATAAATGTATCAATCGATTGTTAAATAAATCATTCGTAACCGAGGCTAGGTGGTTTTTTTATTTTTGCATAGATAAAAAAAATGGTAAAAGTCGAGTATATTTTAAAATATCCCATGCTTATGCTGATGGTTATAAAATTATTGAAATACTAACTACTAAAAATCTTACAGAAAATTTAAATAAATCAACGAAACGAACTACTATATATAGTAGAATATATCATATTTTTATTGGAACTATCATATTATTATTATCTAATCTATATTTATTTTTTAAAAGTATTTGGTCATATTTTAGTTGTAAAAGTATTCAACCGAATTCACAATTCAATAAAGAACAAAATAAAGAACAAAAGGAGAAAACACAATATTTGAAAGTGCAGCCATTAAACATATATAAAATTAAAACTTTTTGCAAGAGGAACAATGTTAGTGTAAATGACTTTTTGTATACATTAATGATCCGCAGTCATTCATTATATACCAATAAAAAAACAAATATTACGACTGCATCTCCTATAAATGTTTCTAAAAATAAATATGAAAATAATATGTGTTCATTATTATTAGATATAGATAATAGGTTGGATACTAAAATACTGTTGCATAACGTTGCTAGTAAGTTTAATCATTGCAAATATTCATTATTTATTCCAATTATTTCTTATATCCAAGACACGATATCAAATATATGTAATTGTTCAACCTTATCTTATATTTATGAGAATATAATGAAAAATAGCTGTGACATGATATATAGTAATATAATTGGGCCTTCGCCCGAAGACACTGACAAATTTGGTATTGGATGTGCAACAAATATTCATTTTGTACTAAATAGTCCCGGAATTACGTATAATATAATTTCTTACGATGATCATATAAATATTACAATATCTTTTAAAACCGGAAATATTTTAAATAAACGCCATTATAAAAACTGTGTTTTTGACGCGTATAACGAGATATTGTGTTCTTGATATAATAAAATATACCAGAATATTCACATGTCATCTTCATACATAAATTAAATATCTTACCATGATTCGTAACAATATTCTTTTATTAATGAATTAATCAAAAAATTGATATAGAGAAATGACATGATATAGATGTATATCACAATGAGTTCCACTGACACACAGATTGTAAACGCTACTGAGCTCACTACTGAGGATTATTGCTATGCCAAGCCATCTGTAAACAAATCAGGTGGAAAGAGTATTCGCGTAACAGGGTCTAATAAGAAAGGCGCACTTCTTCTCAGCACACCGCTCATGCTCACGTGGGGGGTGAATGAGTATGTAGACGAGCAGAGCGGTCGGCGTTCATATGACCTGTCACTGCAGTTTCCGAAGGAGGATTATAAGACTGATGCTACCACCGCATTTCTTGAGCGCATTCTAGCTTTCCAGGAGCAGATTAAGGCAGATGCACTCACGCATAGCAAGGAGTGGCTGAATAAGTCGAAGACATCGGCTGAGGTTATTGATGCTCTGTTTCATCCGATGGTGCGCTACCCGAAGGATCCTGGCACAGGTGAGCCGGACACATCGCGTGCCCCAACATTTCGCATCAAGCTAGGCTTTTGGGATGACGCATTTGATTGTGAGATTTACGATATGAATCAGCAGCCGCTTTTCCCGAATTCGGACAGCGTTTCGCCGGTTGAACTTATCCCGAAGGGAACCATGATTGCTGCCGTTCTACGTTGTGGTGGAATTTGGAATGCAAATGGGAAGTTTGGTTGCACATGGAGGCTTGTGCAGGCAGTTGTTCAGCCTCGCGCTAGTCTCAAGGGTCGGTGTCTGATTTCGCTTTCAGCTGGCGAGAAGGACACGCTGAAGCAGCAAGCGGCAGTTGATGACGAGGATGATGTCGTGGGTGTGGAGATTACGGAAGATAGTGATGATGAGGGGGGAAGTGCAGCTATTGCAGAGGAGGTTGCAGAGGAGGTTGTGAAAAAGAAGGTTGTGAAAAAGAAGGTGGTTCGCAAGGCAAAGGCAAAGGCAGATGAATAAATTATAAATAAATTATAAATAAATAAATTATAAATAAATAAATTATTTAACTAACGATTCCAATAAATTGTATCAATAAAATTGTAAATAAAAAATATTATGTTTTATAATATTTTTTATGATATTTTTTATGATAAACTGATATGCACAATAATATCACTAACATGTTCAGCACTATAAATATCTTCGTGATTTATAATAGGAATACCTTTTTTATAAAATAAAAAATTTTGTCGCTTTCGTATGAATAATTCTTCTACGGGAATTTTAAATACTTTACTACCTATATAGATATCCACGTGAGTATTATGTAAAACTGTCGGTAATGTTAGTTTTATATGAATGTGAATATTATTTTCATCATCAATAGACATATGTTCTGGCAAATTTGGCAAACATTTCACAATAAGACGTTTTCCATCTTTGTCGTATTCTATTTCGTTGTGCCATAAAGGAATGTAATATATTTCGTCATCAACATTTAACTTAAATATTTCAGCTTGGAATATATTATCTATTGTAGTTTCTATTGTGTATATATTATTTTTTTGTAATTTATCTTGTATAATATCTGTTATAATTTTCATATTTAAATAATGTAATAATTCCTGGAGTATTTTTTTGTCTAAACCTTGCAATGCCTTTTCTGCAATACTTTTAATCACTTCTGGTATGTCTGTTTTTGTGATTTCTAAACATGTATACATGAAATTTTTAATAATCGTTTTATAATCGATTGTATTATTTAAATCATTCTCTCCTTGGAAAAATTCTTCTTTTAATTCTAATTGAATTGATAAAAATTCATACGCAGAATGAACTTCTTGAAATTGTGCTGTTTTTTCTTTTTTTTCTTCTTCCGTTCCTTTACGGTCTGGATGTTTCAATAATGCAGATCTATGATACGCCTTTTTTAATTCGCGATGTGTAAATGGCGTATCTAATTGTAAGATTTTACAGGCTGCCGCCGTATCCATATATGATAAGTAATAGATAAGTTTATATATATATTATAAGAAATTATTTATTATATTAAATTATCTTTTTAATATCTCAAGATTCATATCCATGTATAGTATTTATTAAATAAATCACATAATTTTCCAAATGATATATTGGACGATAATTATTATTAAAGTAAAGAAAGAATTTATAAGTTTCTATGGATAATTCTGGTATGGATTCGTTTTTAATCTTATTTTGTTTACATAATTCGCGAATAATATACCACATGCACTCATAAATATTTAAATTATAAATTAATATATCGTATAAATGTTCGCGTAATTTAGATATTGTAGTATGTTTACTATCGATTATAATTCGGATAATATTATCACATAAATACTTGTGCGAAATACCCTCAGTGTGGCGCGCAATCTGCAAATCTTTTATATTTGTAATATTTGCTAAATTTGTTGTTTTGGATAATTTATGTTTCAAGCATTTATTGTATATTGAACGCGCCGGTCTCTTCATATGAATGATTTGACAACGATTTAAAATATTGTCAGGTATAAAACTTACACTTTCTGTTAATATTATAAATTTAATGTGCACTGTTTTTATTAATTGTGTCTGCATATAACTATAAAATATATCTAATAAATCACTATGTATCTCGTGAAAATT